GGGCCGTCGGAGGTTTCGCGGGGCTCCTGCGGGCTCCTGGCGCCGCTGGCGGGGTGCTGGACGACGACGGCGGGGTCTTCTTTCATCCAGAGGCCGAGCGCAATGCCGAACCTCATGGCGGCGTTCCGAAGGAAGTCGGAGACGAGCTCCTTGTCGAGGTCGGGCTTGTGGACCTCGACGGATCCGACGGCGATCCGGGTCACTCCTTCGAGGGTGAGGCGTCCCCACATGGTCGCCATGTCGACCTCGAGCGGTTCGCGGTCGCGGCGCATGATGAGGCCCTTGTGGACGTGGATGGCGGGTCGGCCGTCCACGATCTCGAGCGGCTCCCACGTCCAGGCGGGATCCACCTCGAGAAGTATCCGGGTGATCTCGGCATGGCCGACGTAGTGGAGGACGACGCCGCCGGTCTTCTCAAGGCGTGAGATGCTCTCGGGAGCGGGGTGGCCGTACACGTCGAAGAGACTCTTCGGTTGCTCACCGAAGCCGACAGTCGCGTTGCGGTTCACGTTTATTTCCCTTTCGTGAAGAACGAAATCATTTCCTGGTCCTCGAGTTCTTTGACACGAAGCTTGAGGCTTGCGACTTCGCTGGAAACGTGGGCGTACAGCTTCCAGACATCCGCAACAAGACGCTTATCGGCCTCGCGTTCGAGGCGACGCTTTGTGACTCGCCAGCGGATGCGCTGCTTGAGAGGCGGCTTTTTCGACTTGACATAGACGACATCGTCGTCGTCGTCAAAGTCGCCGAAATGGTTCATGCTTCGCTCCCGTTCTTCTTCGAGCGGGATCCGCCGATGTTCTCGCCGCGGCGGTAGCGCACGAGGAGTTGCTGGACGGCGCCGGCGGAGCGGTTCACGACCGCGCCGATCTGGGCGTAGGTGGCGCCTTTCTCCTTCATGATGAACACGAGCGCGATGTCGTCCTGCGACCAGACGAGGTTATGGTTCGTGCCTCGCGTCGGGGACTTGGGTCGATGTTCCATCGACTTCTCGATCTCGGTCGCGGCCTTCGCCCATGCTGGGTTCGGCTTGGGTTCGGACTTCGGGAGTGTCTTGTCCTGGAGGTCCTTGACAAGGACGAACAGATGGTCCATGCCGGCGCGGAGGCGCTCGATCTCTTTGTGTTTGTCGTCGATGAATGTGACGCGGGTGAAACACTTCGAGACTTTCTCCGCGAGGTGTTCGATGCCGCGCTCCAGACGGGCGACGGTGTTCTCGAGTTCGCTCACGCGCTCGACGAGTTGCTTCTTACGGGGTTTCATTTTGCTCCTTTGTGGGACCGACTTGGACTCGGTGCTAGTCATTATGACGAGGGTGTAGCGAGGTTGTCAAGCATCCCCACAAATGGGAAGACCCGCCGGCGGTACGAGGCCTCGCCGGCGGGTCTTCGGGACGGGAAGAAGCCACCCGTCCGGGACGTTCCGCGCCGTGTCCAAGCGTTCGCGGGGTCCCCGATCTATTTCTTCGTGGCTCGGAACGCCGCCTCGAGTGCCTTCGGATCGGCCGACGGCGAGACCTCATAGTGGAGCCAAAGGCCGCCGGGGGTGCCGCCGTTATTGTTGGCGTCCCACGCAACCCATCCGCCGTTCTTGTCGGCCCTGCTCGATCTCATCCCGCGGCCCCACGTCTTCTTGTCGCCGGGCTTGCGCCACGAGTAATTATGGACCTCCTCGAGGAAGAACTCGTTCGCGTTCTCGACGAGGAAGTCGGCAATCTCGGCAAGCTTGGCGGCGTCATCGAGACCGACATCGACCGCCCGCCCGGTCGCGTGGACGCTCATGTAGGGCGCACACTTTGGATCGGTCGGCGGGAGCTTCTGGATCGCGGCCGGCGCCGAGCGCATGACACGGACCGAGAGGCCGCCCATGTAGGACATCCCGAACCGCTTCTGGAGGAGCTCGGCGAGCTTCTTCGCGGCCGGATGGGTTTCGGTGCCGACCTTGTCGAACCCGGTATAGGGGCGCTTCGTGTTCGTCACTTGCCGGCCTTCGCTTCGTCGGCGGCGGCGCGGGTTTCGGGCTTGATCCCGAAGGCGGCGTCGACTTCATCCTTGGTGAGGTTCCCGTCGAGGGACGCGGCGGCGAGCTTCTGGAGCACGACGACACACGCCGAGACGCCGGCGATTGCGGCGGCCTTGCCCATGGAGAGCTCGGGAGCGAGGGCTGCGGCGCCGGTGATGGTGCCCGCGGCGGAGGTGAGGAAGAGGGCAACCATACGGCCGACGACGTCCTTGATGATGGCGAGGTTCACTCTTCGCCGTCCTTTCTGGTCCAGATGGCTAGGACACATTGTACGAGTACGGCGATACCGGAGATGAGTAGCGCCTTAGATTGGGTCGGTCCGGAGAGGGTGATGAGGGCGAGTCCCGTCCCGGCCCATGTCCAGACCTACTCCTCGATGAACCTCACGGTCTACTCCTTCGCGGTGTGGGCATCGCCACGAGTAGCCCGGTGGTAATGATAATGACTCGGCGAGTGGAGACGGGGACAGTTGAGCCGACCGGGATGTAGTTGTCGGTGGCGCCGCCGTAGACGTTGATCTTGGCCTCGAACGCTTCCCGAACCTCGAGGGGGGCGTCCTGGACGGCGGCGACGAGGAGGGCGCCGATCTCGGGGGTGAGGGTTGCCTCGTCGATCGCGGCGAACACGGCCTCGGCTTCGTCGCCGGTGAGTTCGGCGACCGTGCCGGCGTCGACCGCGGCGGCGAGCGCCTCCGCCGGTGTGTACCGCTCCTCGGGTACGGTAGTTGTCGTGGAAGGTTCCGACGGTAAAGGCTCGCTACTACTGGTGCTCGCGTTGATGCTCGGCGCTTCGATGCTGGTCGTCGGGATGGTCGTACTCGAGGTGCTCGGAGCGCTCGTCAGACTTGTGCTCGGTTGAGCCGTGACCGGGACCGAGGTCGTCGTCGTCGTCTGGATCGTCTGGGTGGTCGTCGTCGCCTGGCTGGTCGGCTCGGGGAGGGTCTGACGTGGCGCGACGCTTGTCGAGGTGCTGGTGGTTGAGGTGGTGGACGTGGTGGTGCTGTTCGTGGTGCTTGTGGAGCTTGTGGTGGTGGTGGACGTTGTGGGGCTCGAGAAGGCCTCCGGGGGGATTATCGTCCACTCCGCGCCGTCGATGCTCCAGGCGGCCATAAAGCACGTCCCGCCGCCGTTCTCATAGAACCAGGCGTCCACCGGGAGCGCGATACCGGCGTCGAGGGTGAGATCCGCGGACTCGTAGGCGCTACAGCCTTTGTCGTCCCAGGTGCCGATTTCGTGCTGGCCGATCTTGAGGGTGCCGCCGTCGTCGGCCGCGACCCAGAACCGGATCGTCTCATGCGCGGGGAGGGTGATGGTGCCGGTGTAGTGAACCATGAAGCCGTCAGTCGGGCAGGCGCCGATCGGGTCGTACTCGTAGACGGTGTTGATGAACGGGACGGTCTCGACGCCGCACACCGGGTAGGCGGTGTCGGATCGGGTTGGCGGGATGGCGTCGATCGTGTAGCCGACGGCGAGTAGTCCGGGAGTCGAGGCGCGGGCCGCTTGTGCTCCTGGTAGGACCGCTAGAAGGACTCCTACCAGGGGCAGGAGCCGGCGCATCACTCGGGTCGTGCGGGTGTCATTGCGGCGCGGGTCGCCTCAAGTTCGGCGAGTTCTTCGTCAGTCATCGGCCGCACAATGGGTCGTCCGTTTTCGTCGTAGGTAGCAATGTTAGTTTCGGTATCCATACAAGGAGAACTTTCCTGTCATTGTTCCGGCGTTACAGGTGAGGCGTATTCCTGTACGGGTGTCCGATGTGTTATGAAGGATGCCACCAGAAAGCGTGACATAAGTGAGCGCGGCGCTGTAGTTGAGACTAGCCGCTTGCCCGTTTCCATACGACCCGACGGCGTTCTGTGGGTTGTATAAATCTATCCATCCCGACGTCCTGCCGGCGGCAATGGCACCACTACCGATGTAGGCGCTCGTTTGCGCGGTATTTTGCGCGGAGAATCCACCGAACACCGGTGTTCCGCTGTTTGTGTATGAGCCGCCGTAGCCCCAGGTGTAGCCTGTAGCAAGAACGCCGGAGGCGCTTCGATACTGAAGATAAAGGTCGGCCGTGCTGGTGTTCTGAAGGTAATCCCAAATAAGGCGATAGGCCCGATAGTCCGTGCTAAAGACTGACGTGAAGTCGATAGTGGCGGTCGCGGTCACGTCTTTCGTCTCAATGAGCCAGAGCCCGATCTTGTCGAGGGACGCGGCCGTGAGAGCGGTTCCGGCGGTGAAGTCTGGCGGTGTAGGCATAGGGTCGCTCCGAGTCTAGGCGAGGAGGTCCGTCCCGTCGAGGAGGGACTCGTCGAGGATGAAATACGACGACCAACGGGACGAGCCGAGGATGCGGGTCCGCCAGTCTCCCGGCGTGATCTCGTGCTCGATCTGTTGGATGAGTTGTTTCTGGGTGAGGTTCGTTCCGACCGGTTCCGGGACGACGACCGTGATCCGGTCCAGGAGCTCGAGGCCGAGGACGGTCGCCCATTCGGCGGTGCTCAACGCTTGCCCGAGCTCGACGGCCGACATGATGAGCCGGGGAAGTTTGCCGAAGCCGACCAGAAGGTTCCCGAGTGTCTGGGTGTCGGCGGCCGTGGAGAGCTGGGTGGAGTAGTTGTCCTGCTGGGTGCCGTAGGCCGCGATCGAGGTCGCGTCCGAGACGTTTATCGTCGTGTCCCCGGACCACTCGAGGTTTAGGGCGTTCCGAATCCCGTCCGCGGTCCAGTAATACGAGGCCTCCATCCCGATCGGGATACCGCCGGCGCCGAACGTGGCCTGGTTCGTAGCCGAGGTCCCCGATTGGTAGTAGGTCCGGTTCGTCATCGTGAGGACGCCGGCCTTGCTTGTGTAGAGCTCGCCGCCTTCGGAGTCCGAGGCGAGTTGGATCGTCGTGTTGATGGGTTCGCCGCCGTGGTTGATCTTGGCGACCGTTCCGGCGGGGCTTCCGGGTGCGGAGTAGAGGGCGCCGGGGACGGATGTCTGGCCCATGGCGCGAGTGAACCGGGCGGCGGTCGTCTCGATGACTTGGCCGATTGAAAGGTTGTAGATCGTGGCTATTTGGGCGGTCGTCAGTAGGGACCCGAACACGACGAGTTGTTGCTGGGGTCGTTGGACGTTGAGGAGATCCTGGGCGGCGAGTGTCAAGGTGCTCGTCGTTGGTGAGACCGCGGCGAGTTCGATGCCGTCGACGACCACATTGACCGTCGGGGGTGAGCTCGTGAGGTTCGTGACCGTGAACGCGAAGTGATGCGGAGTGCTCGCGTTGACTTGGAGCGGGTAAGCGTAGGCCCATTGGGTCGAGCCGGCGCCGATTCGTGTCTGGACTGTTAGACGTACTTCCCATTGAGCGGTGCCGAGGTTGTAGCCGTAGGTGATGTAGGCCCTCATGTTTGTCCCGGCGGTGTTATTGAGCGTGAAGTCGGGGCCGTAGGCCTCGAGGTATTGGCTCGATCCGGTGACCGGGGTCGGGATTGTCCATGATGCGGCGCTTACGGATGAGACACCGGTAAGCGGGTTAGTGGTCCGGAAGTAGAGCTCGTTGACCATATTTACGGCCTTGTAGGGCAGGCCAGGGGCGAAGGAGTCGACGTTCTGGAGGACGGCCGTACCTTGTGAGTAGGTGAGTGGGATCGCGGCGGAGCCGTAGTCGGTGAACGACGTGGCCGACGGGCTCGCGGTGTTCACGAGGTCGTCGAACTTGATATATCGGTAGGCCGAGAGGGACCGGATGTAGGCGTCGGCCCAGTCATACGGCGCGGTTGTCTGGGCGATCAGGCCGAGAAGGTCGTAGCACGAGATCGTCACGGTCGAGTCGTAGCCGGCGTCGGTGAGTTCGACGGGCCATCCGTCGACATACCCTCGGAATACGTCGTGGTAGTTAATCGAGTCGGTGGTGGCGTCTATGAGGATCTGGCGGCGCGGTTGGAGGTTCCCGTAATACGGGCTCGAGGTGTAGGTCGGGTCGAACCGGCGGTCTCGGTTATCGAGGATCAAGGTGGCGGAGCCGGAGTCAAAATTCTGCCAGTCGTCCGTCCGGCCGCGGGACGTGTTGATCGCCCGGACGTAGGAGGTGACGTCGGTCCATGTCGGGGACGCGACGTAGGGGCCGTCGGCGAAGGCGATCCGGACGCGGACCGTGGGCTTCGCCATCGGCTAGCCCTTGACCTTGATCGGGATTCCGCCGAGACGCTTCTCGTAAGCCTGGAGAACCTCAACGACCTGCTTGGCGACCTCGACCTTGTCGCCGACGCCGGCCTTGACCTCGATGTAATACTTGTTCTCGGTGCCGCCGACCTTGGCGCCGAGCGCTCCCGCAACACCGGGGATGGACATACCGACCGACGTCCCGGCCGCGGCGATAGAGGCGAGATCGGCGTTGAGTGATCCGACGGTGTAGCCACCGACGCCGGCGAGGAGGTCCTTGGCGACGGCGTTCCCGGCGACCGGGCCGAGACTTAGGATCTGTTGGAGGCCGGCACCTCCGAGACCGGCGCCAATGAGTGCCTTGAGGTTCGTGGCGAACTCTTTCGCGGCGGTGATCTGCGCCTGGAAGACTTCCATGTAGGTCTTGGGCTTGACTGCTTGGGCGTCGGTGACGGCCTTCTCGGTGGCGGCGACACGGGCGAGGGCGGAGTTGTAGGCCTCGACGTCGTTCGTGACTTTGGCCTGGTTGAGTTCTTCGTAGGCCTGTTTGCGGTCGGCGAGGGCGGCGTTGAGTTGATCGGTGGCGTCGGCCTGGCTTGATTGGGCTTCACTAAAGGCGTTCCCGAGACTGACGGTGCCGGTGATGGCGTCGCGGATGCCGTCGACGTAGGAGCGGATGGCGTCCTTGGCGCTCGAGATCTTGTCCCGGAAGTCTTTCAGTTTCGAGGCGGTGCTTCCCGTGTTCTTGCCGGCGTTCGCGACCGTCGTCGCATAGTTGGCGTAATGCTTCTGGAACTCGGCGAGGTTCCGGGACGGCACCGGGCCCATGTATTCATTGAGTTGCTTCTGGTTCACAATCGCGCCGCCGAGGGCGCCGGTGTAATTGTTCGTCGACTTTGTGAGACCGTCGAACGTGGACTTCATTTTCAGATAGACCGGGATGGCGGCGAGCGCCGTGACAAGGCCAACGCCGGTGGCGATCTGGACCGCGGAGAAGCTTGTGGCGAGGGCCGCGTTGACGGCGGTGGTGGCGACGCCGATTGCCCGCCAGGCGACGAGGGCGCCTTTGGCGATGACCATGCCGGCGGCGAACGTGCCGATTACGACCGCGGCGGTGCCAAGGAGGGCCGAGTTCTGGCCGACCCAGTTCGCAAGGTTGACGAGTTGCGGGAGGAGTTGCTGGAGGGTCGGGAGGAGCGCGGCACCGATGGACTCTTTCGCCTCGTCGATTGTGTTCCCGAGGATGGCGAGTTGCCCGGCCATCGTTCCGGCGGCTTCTTTGCCGGCGCCTTGGAAGTTGTTTCGGAGGATGCCGAGCACGTCGGAGAAGGAGGCGCCGTCCTTGATTGCCTTCTTGAGCTCGGGCGACAAGGACGCGAGCGCTCGGGTGTTCCCCGCATAGCCACGCGAAAGCGCCTCGGCGACTCGGCTCGTCGAGTTCCCCGTCGCGGCGGCGGTATCCATCGCCACGTTGAGGAGGTCCTGAGACTTCGTAAGGTCACCGGTCGCGACGACGAGAGACTGGAGGGACGTGCGAAGCTCGGTGTCCGACACCGCCACGGACCGTTGCGTCGCGTCGATGTACTCCTCGACGGCGGCGGCCTGCGCTTTCGTGGCGCCGGCGGAGACTTGGAGCTGGCGGGCGAGGAGGGCCTGTTGCTTCTGGTCGTCGGCGGCGGCCTGGATCGCCTGGCGGGCGAACAGGGTCGTCGCGGTAGCGGCGGCACCGAACGCGAGGGTCGCGCCTTTGCTCATGCCGGCGAGACTGTCCGAGGCCTCCTTGATCGCTTTCCGGAGCGGGCCGGCGGACCCGGTGATGATGAACGAAATACCGCGGGCCATGGTGACAGTCTAGAAGTAGACGGCCTTTCCCTCGTACACTCCGCCGATGATGCTTCCGGCGGCGTCACGAAGAAGCGCGTCGGGCATCCGCCCGGTGGAGGACTTGATGCCGGCGGCGGCGCGGACGGCGCGAGCCTGCTTGAGCGGTTGCTCGGTCGAGAGGTCGTAGCGCTCAATGAGTTCCATGATGCGCTTCTCGTAGAGGCCGCGGATCTCTTCGACGCGGGTGTCCATGGCGTCGTAGACGAACGGGTTCGGGGTGATCTTGCGGGCGGGCCATCCGAAGTGAATCGGGCCGGCGTAGGGGACGGCGGCGGAACCGACGCGGACTCGACCGGAGGATTGCGTGGCGATGGCGCGGATCGAGTTCGCGAGGCGGCCGGTGCGGTACGGGACATAGCGCTTTGCGCCCAGGACGACAATCTCGGCGGCGGCCTTGTGCGTGTCCTTGAGTTCGTTCTTCGTGTCGTCGCCGAGTCTGCGGAGGTCGCGCTGGATCTCCTTCAGGCCGAGGATCTCGGCGCGGACCGGGGCGTCGTCCTTGCCTAGTCGAAATCCAACGACGCCAGTCCCTGCCATGCGTCCGCTCCTGTCTTGATGTCGGCTCGTGGCCAGACTTGCTCGATCATTACGCGGAGAATCTTCGGGGGGGTCCGAAGAAGCTCGAGCGGGCTAATCCCTGTCTTTACCGCGAGAGCACCGATTAGCCAGTGGGTGCTTCCGGGTCCGTAGGGTCCGCGGTGTCTCCTGCGATGGAGACCTGCGCGACCGTGCGGAGCCATTCGGTGAAGTCGTGCCCGGTCTTGCCGGCGTCCTTCTGGGCGTGGTAGGCGACGAAGTAAAGGTACTTCTGGGGGACGTGTTCGCGGCCGAATGCTTCGGACCATACGACCCCGAAGTGGTCCTCGAACTCGACCTCGGTCGACGGCCAGACTGTCGCGGTGACTGTCTGCCCGTCCTTGTGCTGGACGGTGACGTCGATCGGCATGGTTAGCTCTTGACTACCGATCCACCGACGAAGGTGACGGAGGTCTTGGCGAGGTCACCGACGGCGCCGTTGACGACCGGAGCCGACGGGAGGAACGCGTTCGAGACGGTGAGGGTCGGGTTCGGTGTGCCGGTCGAGAGTGACTTGACGACGAGCGCATTGGAACCGGAGCCGACGGCGGACCAGATGGTGTCAAAGACCTTGCCGGCGGCGAGGTCCTGGTTCATTTCGATCGCGACCGAGAGGTTCTGGAGGCCGCCGGTGTAGACGTGCCCGGTAGCACCCATCGCGGTCGTTTCGACCTGGTCCTTCTCGTAGGTGAAAGTGACGCTGGTGACGTAGCTCGAGAGGTCGACCGTGTTGATCGTGACACTCGCGTCGGTGAGAACGAAGACGGCCATGGCCTACTCCTTGTCTTTCTTGCTTGTGGTGGTGGGTTCGACGATCCCGGCGATGACGAGGAGATCCACGTCGGCGGGTGCGGCGATGATGTCGATGTCGGACACGATGGTCCCGACCGGGCCGAGGGTGGATCCCTCAACGATGACCTTGTAGTTAGCCATAAATGGTGACCTCGAAGCGGTAGGCGATCATGTTCACCCCAGAGACTACTACCTCCCGGGGTCGTGCCGAGGTGACTTGGAGAGTCGAACAGGCGCCGCCGAGAGTCTTGTCGGACTCGAGCGCCGCCTTGACCGAGCTCGCGCCGGAGCCGGCGACGTAGGCGTCGAGGCGGTCCTGGCTCGAGCGGTCGCTCATGCGGCCGACGATGACGAGGATGTAGGCGCGATACACGTCGAGGCCGCGACGCATGGCTTCGTCGTAGTCGATCTCGAGGGGCTCGACGACGGCGGCCGGCGGGCTCAAGGAGTCCGGGACATAGTCGAAGGCGCGTAGCCCGGTGATCGTGTCGAGGGCGGTGCCGAGTCCGGCGCGGACGCCGTTCGGGGTCATGCGAAGAACTCGCGCTTATAGGCGCGGACCATTGCGGCGATGTCGCGGCCGAGTGGGGACATCCGGATCGCGCCGAGTTCGGACAGGCCGAGCACACCGCCGACCGAGTCGCGGCGCTTGTAGAGATCGGCGGAGAGGATGTAGGTCGCCTCGGTGACATCGTCGGGGACGGTCGGCCATCCCCACTTAGCGGTGACCTCGACCTGGGGCCAGTAGTTGACCGGGAGGGAGAACGCGGTCGGGCCGACGATCGTGATGGTCGTGTAGGGCCGGCCGAGTGCGGCGGCGTTCGTCGGCTCGACGATGTAGTCCTGGTTGAGGACGAACGTCGTCTGGTAGACGCCGGTGGCGTTCGGGTCGGTCTTGACGACGAGGCCGGTGGTGGAGCCGATGTCATCGACCTGGACGCGGAGGTTGCCAATCGGGCGGTAGGTGCGGGCCGTCGCGGTGGAGTCGAGGTAGAAGCGGCGGTTCGCGATGCGGTCGATGGACCGGGACGCGGACTCGATGATCTTCTCGAGGATGACGTCGTCGACGGAGTCGTCGATCTTGAGGTAGGTCTTGAGGTTGGCGAGAGCGATGTAGCCGTTGGTAATCGTCACTTCTTAGCCTTCCTAGGTTTCGCCGGGGGTTCGTAGGCGGGGGCGTCCGCGACGCGCTCTACGGGCTTCCTGGCGCGTGTGGCGGGCTTTGTGGGGGTGCCGCCAGGCTCGGCCGGCACAACCTCGCTAGGCGTGGCACCCGGCGAGCGGCCGAGCCGGGCAAGCTCCTGTTCGACGAGTGTCGCGCGATCCTTGAGTCCGCGCCGGATGTAGCCGGCGAGTTCTTTCTCGAGGGCGGCGATGATGGCGTCGTGGTTCATGTAATCCTCCGACCCGGCGCCCGTGTGCTAGGCCCCGGGGTGGTGGGGGGATTAGGCCCAGTTGGCCGTGATGAGGCCGGTGCCGGTGATCGCCGAGAAGGCCGTCGGGTACTTGCCGGCGGTGTACGCCGAGAAGCCGAAGAGGACGGTCCGGATGGCGATGTTGCCGTCGGGCTGCTCGAAGCGGACGTACAGCGGGTCGCCGCCGTTCTCTTCCCAGATGTAGCTCTCACGGAAGTCGCCGATGATGACGGCGGTCTCGTTCGTGCCGGAGCCGAGGTTCGTCGGGATGTTCGCGTCCTGGACGACCGGGAGGCCGAGGATCTGGAGTCCGCCGCCGAGGTAGTCGGGCTGGTCGTAGGTAGCGGCCGCGTTGTACGGGTTGCCGGCGGTCGGTCCGAAGATCGGGCGGTTGGTCGTGTCGAGGGCCCGGAGCCAGCATCCGACGAGGCTCGGGTGCGCGACGATGTGCGTCGGCCTCGAGTAGAAGTTGGAGTTCACGTCCTGGATGGCGGCGACGAGCTTCGGGAAGAACTCGGCCCACGTCGGCGATGCGTCGGTGTAGGTGGTCGAGTTGATGCCGGAGGTGTTCAGGACGCCGCGGGCCTCACCCGAGGAGCCGGAGCCGTTGATGGCCAGGCCGTCGAGCTTCGTGTGGTACGAGCGGATCGCGTCGCCGAGGAGCTGGTCCTCAACGCCGACGCCGCGGAGCGCCGCCTGCTTTGAGAGGTCCCACATCGAGGCGACCGTGTTCACGTTGACCGTGAGGAGCGTGTCGTCAGGCGAGGACTCGGTCGGTGCCGTGTTCTCCGATGCCTGGACGTACGAGGTGATCCCGGTGGTGAGGCGGCCGATGTTGACCGTCATACCCTGGCCGGGGAGGACCTGCTTGTTTGAGATGTCGAGGAACGGGCGGCCGGCGCGGCGAAGCGGGGCGAACTGGTTCACGAGGTACTGCGGGACCACAAGGCCGGCGAAGTTGCTCGAGCCGGAGTCACGCTTCTCGAGGCGGACCTCGTTCTGGTAGCGCTGGATGCGCTCGCGGGCTTCGTAGGAACCACCGAACTCGGCGGCGATGGCGTCGGCCATGAACGAGTTAGCGCCGCGCTCGTGGTAGGTCGGCTCCTCGGAGGTGACGCGGATCGGTGCGGCCGAGCGGGTCTCGGTGTCGCCGGCGACAGAGGCGGCCAATTCGGCGGCCTTTGCCTTGCGGACTTCGAGGTCGGTGACCTGTTCGATGCGCTCGTCGAGCTTTTCGATTTCGAGCTTGAGCGCCTGAACGTTGGCGAGCTCGATGTCGGTGATGTCGCGGTTCTCGTCGGCGGCGCGGGCGAGGGTCGCGTCAATGATGCCGGTCTTGGAGGCGCGGGTTTCGTGGAGGTTCTGGAGGAAGGTGTTCACGTTGGGTTTCTCCCGTAGTCGTGGTGGGTGTGGGCTACGGGGTGCCATCCAGTCCCGAGGAGGGTGTCGCTGTGGCGAGGTGCTCGACTCGGGTCGGTGGGGTGCCGACTAGTGGCGAGTCTAGCGAACCCGCGTGAACCTTGCGAGTATTTCCTCGGCGATCGCCCGGTTGGAGCGGGGGGCGCGGGCGTCGACTCCGAGATCGGTGTAGGCGGCGCGGATGTCTTCCCGGTTCTCGTAGGCGGCGATGACGTCGAAGCGCTCAAGGAGCCGGCGCATGACGGCGACCTTGGCGGTCACGTCGTCGCCTTCGCCGCCGACCATGTAGAGCTCGTCGTACTCAAGGCCGATTTCGTTGAGGCGGTTCTCAGTTTGGGTGCGTTGGTCTGGGTTGCGGGCGGTGAGGACGATGATTTCGGCGTCGGATTCGTCGAGTGTTTGGACGAGTGCCTGGTTCACGGAGTCCCCGAGGAGGAGGGTGCCGTCGATGTCGGTGACGATTGCGGGCGGGTCGCCGGCGGCGCGGTCTTCCTCGAGGTTCGGTTCGGAGGCGTAGAGCGCGGCGAGATGGTTCTCGGCCTGGGTGCGGGTGCGGTGGCAGCCGACGAGTTCACCGGTGGCGTCCTTGACGACGCCGTAGCCGTCACACTCGGCGTTATCGGTCTCAATGTGCCAGGGCATTAGTCACCTTGGACGAGGACCCGAAGCTCCTCGGTGACGCCGGCCGCCGTGATTGCGTAGAGCTCCTCGCCCGATGGGATGGTGAGGGGTTGAGGGGCGGCCGCTTTTTCGGTAAGGAGACCGTTGGTGCTTGTGACGTCTGATCCGCCGAGGTAGACGACGCCGTTCCCGAGGACGTGAAGATAAACAAGGCGGGTAAGAGGTTCTGCCGCGATCACGAGGGAGCGCGTCGACGTGACCGTGTAGGCGAGTGACTTCATCGGCGGATGTCTCGGAGGATGTCCTGGACGGCGTCGAGGTTCGGGGTGGCGGACTGATCGCGGACACCGACGACCGAGGCGGCCGGGCCGTAGGCGCCGAACGTCACCAGGCTTACCTCGGCGAGGTGCGCGGCGAGGCGCTCAACGACGCCGTCGGTGCGGCGCTTGTCCTTGAGCGGTTGGAAACCGATGGAGAGCTCGGTGAGTGCGGAGTCGCGGACGAGCTCGAGGATCTCGTTCCCGCGGGCGGTGTTGCTCACCCGGAACTCGCCGTAGAGACCCTTGGCGTCCTCGCGGAGGAGGGTGGCGCGACCGATCGGGAGGGCTTGAGAGTCGTGACCGACGAGAAGCTTGACGCGGTGCGCGGCGCGGGACACGTTCGCGAAGGCGCCTTTTCGGAATACCTCGGTGAGGGATGCGTGGATGCGTTGCTCGACGTCGTAGGGGACGCAAATACCGCACACGGTACGGCCGTCTCCTTCTGCCCGGATCTCGAGGTCGGTGTCGTAGGCGCGGGTTTCGATGTTCATGCGTTTATGTCCTCCATGTCAAAGGCGGGAGAGGCTTCGGCGGTTGGATCGCCGGCGAGTT